TTTTCTCAATGTGTACCTCATCGTTTTTAAACGGAATATGCAGTCCATATTTCTGCAATAATCCTGGCGATAAGATATACGCCGCTCGCGCGCGAACGCCCCCGCCGGGGCCAACAACGTCGAGTGCGGCGCCTTGTCGCGGTCCATGAACACTACCGGTACCGCCACCCGGCACGTCGACCGGCCCCTGGCCGCGATATGTTACTCCTTTATGTGGATCAATAGGTTTGGCAGGCATTAATATACCTGACTCGTTAAATCTGTTAGCTCTCGCCCACAGCTCTGCCTGTTTCGCATCGGTTCTGAAGGCCGACGTTATAGTTAAAGGTTTACCGTATTCTTTAGCAAGTCCAAAGAATCTCGATAAAAGGTCCTTGTCGACCTTGGTCAAATCAGCGTTGGGACCAATAGTGACATTCGGTGGCCGCGTTGTATCTTGCGATGGTACACCTTTGTCAGCAGAAGAATCTTCGCCCGGAAGTGCGGCAGGAGGTCGGGTGGGCTGAGGTGCGCCAGGCCTTGCGGGCGAAGGTGTCGCGGTCATAGCAGGCGGGGCAGCGGGCGCGCCTGCGCCGCCTCCGCCAGGCGTAGCGCCAGACGCAGGTACAGGCGCAGGAGGCGGTACGGCAGGCGCAGGAGGCGGTACGGCAGGCGGAGGCTCAGACGCACCCGATCCGGTGTCGTCTCCTCTCTCTGGCGTAGGCGGAGGAGCTCCCTCTGGCGTAGGCGGAGGAGGCGGAGGAGGTGGTACGTCAGGCGGAGGCTGCGAAGGCTCAGGCGCAGGAGCAGGCGGAGACGCACTCAATCCGGTGTCGTCTCCTCCCTCTGGCCTTGAATATGCGGGTCTTTTGATCTTTGGTGGTTCGGGAACATTCGGTATGTCCAATGTGTCGTCTATATCCGGTTTATTGAATATCTCAGCTAGCCCATTTTCGGTTAGTCCTTTTATTATATCATCTTCATTAATTTTTATACTCTTGATTTTATCGGATGCATCTCCTAGAACTGTTCCAAGAACCCGATCGTCTTCATCGAGATCGAACGGATCCGGATCGCCATCTTCTATTAAGTCTTCACCATGATCATCATCTCCATTTTTAAATTGATGGGCTTTTGCATTTGTGATTGACTTTATTAACAGATGAGCAGCGGCAAATGCAGGACCTATGATCGGTAATACTTTAAGTGTATTGAGTATAGGCTTTACAAAATTTGTAAATGTTCTGTCTGCCCACTCGTATATACCATTCATAATCTCTTTGATCTTATCGGATATATACACAACCAGTGCGCCGGCAAAAAATGCAAGAGCATTTGAGAGGGCTGAGCTTCCGCTTACGGAGTTTTTAAGTTTTTTGTCGGGAATAGGTTTAGAAGCTTCTAGAGCATTTTCCTCATTCAATCGATCTTGTGTCTTCTTCATCGCAAGTAGTGTAGTAAACCTACCGATCATCGTATCCAATGATTTGAATAAATTAGTTTTAAATACTTCAAATTGCGGGCTTTCTAGGCCCACAAATTGTGAATCATTTTTTTCGTCGGTAGAATTTGGTTTGGAGCGAGGCGTATCGCTTGGTTTGGGAAGAGCCATCACGCAAACCTAGACAATGTGACCGAAGCTTTGTCTTGAGCCTTCACTATGTCAGCAACACTCAAATTACGTGCATTCAAACGGTCATCAGCAGATAATTTTGGAAAAGACTCGACTGTTTGTTGAGCATTGGTTTCAGTGTTTTGAGTTACAGTAATCGTAGGTGCGGTAGATGTCGGCTCAGGCGCCGGAGACGCCGCAGTCCGCTGAGGCGCGGGTGCCGTCGGCTTGCCCTCGTTGAATGTTCCATCTTTCATGTATTGATTATAGTATTGAGTCTTCAGTCCCCAGCCGGCTTGACTCCCTCCCACGGCCGCTAATTGTTGCTGAAATGATCCCAGTCCGCCGCGACGGTGATTGCGCTGCATATATACTACTGAAGCTTTTGCTGCTATATATGGGTCGAGCATGAGATCCGGATTGCTTACGAGATCGACGCCAATAGCTTGACCTATATCCTTATAGTTTGCTTTTCCTGTTAACTGGATAAAGCCTTTGCCGCGATAATTCCATCCATCACCAGGTTTATCATTTCCCAATTGGTGGGCCGCTTTGTTTTGTGTTCCTACGCCATATACTTCTTCGGCGAAGTATTTCTCACCTTTTTCGACGATAGCGTCCCAGCCACCTTTTGGCGTGTACTTAAATATTTCAAGGGCGCGCGCACTGCTGTATCTCATATCTTCAGATATTGCCTGAAATCCACTTTCACCCTTAATAATTGCAGCAAGTCCGGCTCGTTGACTATTTCCTCTCATGTTCATTTCATCCATTGCTCGTCTCATTATATCTTCATTTCCAGCCTGGCCCCTCCGCCCGCTATGCGCTTGACTAACGAACGGACTTCCACTTCCTCTGGGAGGCGGTGTCGGCGGTTGCCCGTGTTCTCCGGGCGGAGGTGGCGGCGGCGGTGGTCCGCCGGGAGGCGATGGCGGCGGTGGCAGCTCAGGTGGCGGCGGTTCGTCTCGCGATGGAGGGCTAGATCCTGGTATCGATCTGCGTTGTGTCGGTGGTCGAGACGGAGGCGGCGCGGCGCGTCTACCGACATTATCAGTCTCAGCGACTTGTTGTCTTTGTTGTCTTGGCGCAGAAGGCTTAGGTGGCGAAGCGGGTTTCGGCGGGGCTGGTGGTTTTTGTACGTTAAATCCAAAAAATTCTCGAATCGAATTAAAAAATCCTAGCTGCTTCTCTTCAATTGCATCTATCTCATTTTTTATTTCCTTAATATTCATATCTTCAATGTCTAAAGGTGTGGTAGTTTCAATTTCATTGATATTTTCTTCTGCGGGCCCAGCCGGAATATCGGCTAAATTCAAGGCTTCGGTCGAATCTATTTCAGGCTCAGGTTTAGGTGTAAGCCCTAATATATCTAAAAATCCCTTATGTAAGTTGTCGAATATTTGACTTATTTCCGTAGACAGATATGTTGCCAATGCGCCGGCGGCAAATATTATACCAGCAAGCGCAACAGTCGGTGTGGGAGATTTTGCCTTCGTATTATCTTCTTTGAATTTATTCTGAGTTTTCTCGATATTTGCCTCTTGATCGGCACGAGCATCAGATTTCTTGAATGCAATTATAGTTTCCAGATTGCGACTAATCTGTTGCATTTTTTTAAATGGAGTAATGCTCTTGCTAGATTCTGGCACAACAATCTCTAAGCGTAGATGTTTTCGTTAAATGGCGACGGCGGCGGTTTACCTCGCGAGGCAGAGACGACGGGTAATACCGTATTAGTCTGATTCACAGCATTTTGCGTATTAATCACAACAGTAGTAGAATTCGGTGGATCTGGTGGAGGGGCCGGAGGTGCTGGCGGAACCGCTGATGCAGCTTGCTGTGGCTGCTCGCCCTGGAAATCCTGGGGCGGCGATGGTGAGGCAGGTGGGGGAGCAGAATCAGGCTGGACAGCAGGCGCGCCTGCGCCGCCTCCGCCAGGCGGAGCTCCGTCAGGCATAGCGCCAGGCGCTCCTCCCCCAGAAGGTGCGTCGGGCGGCATCGCGGTCCTCGGCTTCGCCTTCGGCTTATTCGGCTGTGTGGCGAGATAGGTCGGCATGGTACCGGGCGGCGGCTCCGGGCCGCCATGTCCCTGCGCGCCGTCAGCGCCCTTGCTGCGGTTGTACGCATCGATCGCGGCCTGAGACGCCTTCGCGATCTTCTTTAATAAATCGTCTTTCTCTCGTTCGTCTATATCCCTCTTTTTGAACATGGCATTCACGGCGATCTCGGCGCCTCGAACGCCGCGCGCGGCAAGGGCCAGGTTCTGGCTGCTTATGTTCTCTAATGCTTCTTTAAGGACCCGCGCGCGCTCTTCCTTTTCATCCGGTGTACGATACGACCTTATATCGTCGATAAATTTGCCTAGTTTTTCGTAATCACCATCGAAGTATTCGAACAATGCTGATAAAAGCTTCCCGCCCGCATAGGCGCCAAGTATAGTTGCTAAGACCGTAGTGACGACGCCCGCGCCGGCGCCGATGATAACCCCAGGTACCGCGCCGATGCCACCGGCGAGGAAACCTGCGGCGCCACCGGCGGCCACCATGATGCCGGCCAACTTCGCACCTATGGCAAAGCCAACGCCGGCGCCTACAAGTGCTCCCAAGTCTCTAATTATGATTTTTCCTACCTCTCTGTTGTGCTCGTCTTTGGTTATCCTCCCATTTTCCAAATCTTCGTCAGCCTCAGCGATTTGAATTACGGTAATGGCAGTTTGAGCGATGAGATTTATTCCGGGTAATTTGGCGAAATAGCGTAGTAGCTTCATGCCCATACCTTTTCCGTTGGCCAGCAGACGCTCGGCACGCTCGGCAAGAACGTCGCCGACCTGCGCGACGGTCTTCTTAGCGGCCGCGGCCGCCGCGACAGCCTTCGCAGCGGCGGGACTGCTCTTAAGCAACGCTTTCAGTGCTGCCGAGCCAGCAGGAACTATTTTCAACAACATTTTTCCTAGAAATGTAAGTGCCTTAGTGGCCATCTTTGCTATAAAATTCTTCACGCTGAGTAGTTTCTTAATTATATAATCTTTAGCCGCCGTGAAAGCATCCTTAAAAAATTTACCTATACTCTTACCAACTTCTTTTAGAGCGTTGGCAATTTTTGGAATAAGATTCGATACAAATTTAACTAATTTCAAAAATAATTCCTTGACTTTAGTAATCATTCTCCATAAGCTTTTAAATATGCTTTTTATTTTATTTACCACACTCATGAATAATCGTTTTAGCGTAGTCCATAGGCGCCTAATCATTTCGATTATCTTCTTAAGTATCCTAGTCAGCGGAGCAATAAGATATCTCATTGCTAGGCCCGATAGGAGCCCGGCAAGAAAACCAATACCAAAACCTGAGGACTTGTCTTTTTCGGGCGCAGCTTCTTCGACTGGAGATTCTGCAGGCGGAAGAAGAGGAGCAATAGGTTTACTTAATTGCAATTTACCTAAAAGATCAATGATCGTATCGAGTTTTCGAAATACAACGATCTTGAAATTTTTGAAACTTTCGAGTGATGTTGCAAACTGTGCCGGGCTGCCGTCGGGCAAAGAATCGGCAGAGCTTTCTTTTTTTCTTTTGCTCATATCAAAGTTGCGTGCCAGGCCTCGAGCGATTCTGTATCCTTTTGATACCGCCCGATAGCCCATATCACCAGAGCCTATATTGCTGACGAATCTATCCTTAGCGCCCGATAGCGACCGACCGAGCATTCGACCTGGATCTATTTTCCTGATAAAATTCATAGAGCTTCCACGGCCAGAATTTCCCGGCGACCTCCTGCTTCCGCTCATCATTTTACCTAGACTTGAAATCGCCATATATTATACTCTTATCTGCGATAAGACACACCTTAAGTCACTTAACGCATGATATACCGTGTCATATCAATATGATGTCATTTATTTATGATAAAATTCATGATTATTGACGCTGAGCCGCTTCCTCTTTCTTCTTTTCTAGGTAGGCAAGAAGCATATTGACATATAGCTCACGTTCCCACGGTATAAGACTTTCTACTTCAGATAAACTCCATTTATGATATTGCATCAATGAAAAGTTCATTTCATAGTAGTTTTTTAGCGTGTTATGAGCGCACGCCATTAAAAAAACTCGGCAACTCCATCAAATGTTACCTTATCGACCTGCCCGCATCCGCCACAAGTATATTCAATCTCATGGCTTAATTTTGGCATTGACTCGAAAAACTTGGTGATTCGTTCATACTGACCAGTGTTCATCGATTCAATAAATTCTATACCTTCTTCCAAGGTGTCTGGTGGAAAGACATTTTCAGCATCATAGACATACTCGATGCATGAAGCCATGAGGGCAAGTTCATTCTTTTCGTTGTTGGTCAATTGTCGAATGCTATCGATAGTCGGGTATTTCATCTTTAAGCCAAGCTTGTCATCGATCATGAATTTATCAACATGATGCTCATTGCGCTTTACCTTTACCTGATCGAGCTTGATTATCACTTCTGTTGCATGATCGCACTTGACACCTTCACGATTTACACCTCCGCGATGACGATATGTAAACTTGACTTCTTCACCTACTGACTTGGCGCGCAGATTTAAAAATAAATATTCGACATCGAAATAGGGTAGTTTCGTTACATCGACACCATCTACACATGCGCTAATCGCATCCTTGATGGATCGAATGATTGAATCCTGATCTTCTGACTCTACTGCAATAAGAAGAGCTTTTTCTTCTTTAACTAGAAATGGGCGAAATGTTACTTCTTTTCCCGTTGAGGGAATATTGATTGCAAACTTAGGCGTAAGAATTTTTGGTAGCGGCATAATATAACTCCATTATAAATTATAAATTAGAAAGGAAATATCGTCTTTTGGGCAACTATTGTATTTCTACCACCAGATAATAGTTGAGAGCCTGTTGCTGAAAATGCGCCGTTTAGCCCTTGGCCCCTTATTAGTGAAAACGCTGGCGCAAATCGATTAAGCGTATTAATTCCTCCTCGTATCACATTGGATATGCTAGCATCTGGGCGAGCATCAGGAAATTTAACATGCTCTTCTTGAAAATATCGATATGTAAATTGAATTGTTAATTTGCCATATCCATCGTCGGCCCATGATAGAGGAACGTCAGCTATATTAAGAGGAAATGGTTCCAATAGTGTAACGCGATACGCAAAATCTATTTCGCGCTCTTGCTGCGTTCCAAAAATATTCAATCCAAATGGGTTAGTGATAGCAGTGGTATCAAATCCAACGGCCTGAGCTATGCCGCTCAATTCTCCAAATAATGATCTAGGGCTACTACGTGCGGATTGCATCGATGGTGATGTGCAGTATGTATGAATTTCAATTGATGCGCCCTTTGTTCCGGTGTCATAGTAGCCAACATCAAATGGTGCGTGTCGCGCGACTGGCTGCCCGCCTCTGCCCATCGTTCGGCTTGGCCCCAATATTGAATCCTGCCATCTCATGAAAAACTCGCGCTCGCGCATGTCCTCGCTTAAAATTACTGTAAGCGTTAAGTCTTGAGACAGATATGCATAGGGAATCTTGCGTATCGGCCCGTAATATCTCTGATCGTGAGTTAGCACATTTCGCGTGGGTAAAGAAGCGGATTCAATTCTAAGAGAAAGAGTTCTAGGAATAGATGTCGTGTTATCCGTTCTCAGCGCGTTCGGTGGTGTTATTATGACCATAAAATATGCCGGCTTCGCAAAGCCCGTTTCGTGCATATTGGCTACGAAGTTTTTTAGATTGAATTTATTACCACTCATCGAATCACTCCGCTATTAGTCGATTTGAGAAATGTGTCATTAATAGATTCTTTCTTTGCTTTCTTCATATACATCATTTCTATCAGCCTTCGCGAATCTATCTAATGGAAGCATTATGGCCATGTTCCATTCGGTAGGATCGATGCGAAAAAATCTCGACCGAAGATGCGAAAATAGATATTGTTTCACACAGGGGCGAAAGTATTTTAATTTAGACACTCCATTAAGTATATTATATGATATTCGTATTTTTGTATTCTCGTCAAGCGTGTCACTTGTGGTATAGTCATATAACGCATCCATAAGGCGCGCTCGAAGTCTGGGCGAAATATAATGTAAATTCAAGCCATAGAATCCAGGGCCCGATCCAGCCTTACCCGACGTTACACGAGGCTTAAATGGAATTATCAGAGGAAATCTATCATAATATGGTAGAGTCTCTTTAGTCTTTGGGTCATATGAAAATAGATACATATTACCCAGCATTGGATATGATTCATATCTAGTTTTATCAGACTTCAATAGAATTTGTGGCGAGCTTGTTGTTGTTTTCCGGGCTTGATTGCGAAACCAAGTTGATGACGCCTTTTCCATAGAAGGCAAAATACCTAATTTTTCGCCTTTTGTAAGAATTGGTTCGAAGATATAAGCGGCCATATGTACCTATGCGTATAATGTAACTAGCTATTTATCACTTCTTTCCGAACAATTCTCGCTCGGTAATTATCATAAACTTCCATCCTCGATCATTACAGTATTCAGTGGCCGCTTGCCATTTAGCATTATTGACGCCATATGTCATGACTTCTGTAACATATTTTCTTGTTATGGGCTGACTTTTCTTTCGAACTGTCGGAATCTTTGTCTGCGCCGCCGGCTTTATTTCTATCATATGAATCGTCGCGGGGCCTGAATCGCGTTTAATCTTGACAATAAAATCGGGAAAGTATCGGTGGATTTTACCGTCCAGAGGAGATACATAGGGTATAGCCAATTCTTCGCTTGACCATTGCACGACACTGGAATTTTCATCGAGATAACGCATGACGCGAAATTCCCACAATGATCTATAGATAATATTTGTGGGATTACCGTTATACTTACTGGGGTTATGAGGAACAAATCTTCCTCTATAATATTTCATAATTGTATATAGTATGATAAATAGAATATAAGGAGGATATGTACATGTCGAAGTTCACAATCCCTAATCATTATCGGTATAAGCACTAAATGTTTGGTGACCTAATTGATGCCGCCGCCGAAGCAGAGGCCATTCGGAAGAGCCCTTTACGTGTTTTAGACAAGTTCGGAGGTAAAAAAACTCTGACATTTCCTGAAGAACTTCAGCAGATCGATCATTGGGTGACATTTACGGCAATGGAGACAACTCAGGCTATTAGAACACAACCTTCTAAATCCAAGGCAATGGCATCAGTTATACTTCCTCTACCTGCCGGATTACAGACTGCTTATAACATAAGCTATAGCGAGCTGGCATTGGGAGCTCTGGGTCGCGAATTTATGGATGCGCTTGGTGGCGATTCTGAGGCGAAAGAGCTTCTCATGAGCGCGGGGGCCAGCATGGCGACCGGCGCCGCGTTCGGCGCGATTGGCGGCGTTATACAAGGCGGCGGCATATTTGGCAGCGCGGTCAGTGGAGCTGCGGGCGGGATCGCCTCGGAGG